TGGCCGCCCTTCGGGGCGGCCATTGTCATGTCCAGGGTCAAGCCATCCCTGTCGTTGTCACACCTCGCTGTCATACTGATGTTCCGTTGGTTGTCAGTGTGATCGGGGAGCTGAGTGAGCAAGGAACAGTGGACTTTTAGGCAAAGCGATTTCGGTACGTTCAATGCGTGTCCTGAGAAGTTGCGGCGCAACATTTACGAGCCTCGTCCTCAGCCTGTGAACTCGGATCAGACCAGGGGCAACGTCTGTCATGCCGTGTTTGAGGAAATCGGTCAGCGTGTTCTGGATGGGCACACGCCGTTGATGGATGATGTGAACGCTGTTGCTGGCTGGCATGTGGACCGATTGTTCCCGACGGTGGATGAGTGGAAATCTCCGAAGGAGCGGATCGAGGCTTCGGTGTACGCCAACGTGGAGGGCTGGTTTTTTGACATTCTTCCGAAGCTGTCGTTGACTGCCGTTGAGCGACAGTTCCGTGTCAAGTTCGATGAGACTGACGAGTACGAGGTGTGGCTGACAGGCACCCCTGATGTGGAAGACGCCAAGTTGGGTGTCGTTGATTACAAGTGTCCTGGCGAGTTCAGGATGAAAAGCAACGGTAAGCCTGGGCGCGAGGATTGGCACCACGAAAGGTGGGACATGCAATCGCACGTTTACACTTGGGTGGCGGCTTACGACGATGACGATTTCGATTCGGAGCGGGAGTTCCATAGGGTTGAGATTGTTGAGGGCGACCATCACTGGTTGACGATCCGTCGTGGCCCTGAGCATTGGGCTGCGTTGCGTGACTATGTGCATGGGGTGGTGGAGTTGCAGCGGGCGAACCTGACTGTCTGGCCGCAGAACTGGACCTCGTACAAGTGCAGTCCGAAGTGGTGTGAGCATTGGTCGGTTTGTCGTGGCAAGCATCTGGGGGCGAACCCGTGGTAGCGCCCCGACCGAAACGGACATGGGACGCTAAGGGTTTCGTCCGCTTCGCATACGTTCCGCCGTTCGACGGTCACGAACAAGCTGCCTGCAAAAATCATGCGACGTTGACCCGTGACGATTTCTTCCCCGAGGGTGGTCCCGTCCCGTTGGAGATCCAGGTGTGTTGTACCCTGTGTCCTGTCCAACAACCCTGTTTGGAGTTTGCCCTTGAACACCATGAGGTTGGGATCTGGGGCGGGACCAGCGACCTTGAACGTAAGCGGCTTCGCCGCAAACAGAAGTGCTAAGATCCATCCACCCATCAGAAAGGTAAGCCATGCCAGACAACGAATCACCACAGTTGGTCACCGTGTCCTTCGGGGCGAAGGTATCGACAGGCAACTACGAGAACGAAGACCTGCGTGTCTCTATCACCCAGGCGTACCCCGTGTCGTTCGACGCTGAGAATCTTCTGGTCGAATCTGAAGAACTTGCCAACTCTTTGAAGCAGCAGGTTTACAAGTTGGGTGGCATCGAATCTGATGTGACCGACGACGGCATGATCGTGAGGCGTCTTTCTGGTGGCGTTTCCAGGCGCAACGCTGGTGGGTCGTCCGAACCTGCCGCCGAGGCATCACGTCAGCCGACGAAAACTCCCCGCCGATCCTCGGGGGCGCCCGTAGCCGAGAAGGGCAGCTCTGCCCTGTGGCGTGCCCTTATGTCCGCTGATGATGCGGGCCGCAAGGCCAAGTTCTGGGACAACCGAATCGACCTGATCTCAGGCAAGTCGTCCCCGAAGGCGCCACCGTTCAAGACGAAAGCTCAGAGCCGTGACGAGCAGGAAGCGTTGTGGGTGTCCGACATTCCTGACGAGTTCTCCGACCTGAAGGCAGAGTTCGCCAAGTCTCCCGCCGACAGTTACGCTTCTATTCCTGCTTTCGGGTAACGCAACGCCGTGCCCGCCCTGCTTTCCGACGAGCAGGTGGCGGAGCGGTTGACGGCGGGTCAACCCCTAAGCCCCCCTGGGGTACCCGCGCATGGTCCCGTCGCCGCTCCGTCATCTCGCTACTTTGAACCTTCGATAGAGGCCGTCCATTCGTACAGCCAGTACCTGACCTCCGAGGGTTCATTCCAGACAGGGTTCCGCCCCATCGACCTGTGTATGCCTGGGGGGTTGGATCGTGGCGACATGCTGTTGCTGATCGGCAAAACCCATAGTGGTAAGTCCACGGCTGCGTACTGCATGGTCGCTCACAACCTGAGGCGCAACCCTGACTGGCGGGCTGTCATCTTTTCCCCCGACGAACCCCGCGAGTTGTGTATTGCGAAACTGTTTTCGATTGGGTTCGGTCGGGATTCTGCCGACACTGAGAAAGCAATCCGTGAAGGCGACCAGCGTCTAATAGACGAGTTCCAGTCAGCGGCCCGAGGGATGTTGGACAGGGTGCTGATCTGTGACCAGTCGTTGACGTTCAGCCAGATGCTGTCTGCGATGACCGAAGCGAAAGAGTATTGGGGGGCACCAGCCGACGGTGTGGTCATGGACTACTTGGAGCTGCTCCCAGGTGACGCAGCGGACAACACGGCGGTAGCCCACAAGGCGCAGCAGGCCAAACGGTTTGCGAAGGTCGCTGACGTGCCGTTGGTTTTGTTGCATCAGATTGGTCGTGGTGCTGCTCCCCGTGGGAAGCCTGCGGGGATCAGCGGTGGTCGGTTCGGTGGCGAGAGTGAAGCGGTCGCCGTGTTGGAGGTGTACCGTCCGAAGGACCGTGAAGACCTGTCTGTTGCCGAGAAGGAACGGGTGGAGGATGTGGTTCGCATTTCCCTGGTCAAGAACAAGCGGCCTCCGTTCAGGCTGATAGATGTTGAAATGATTTTGGATCCTCGCAGCGGACGGATCGTGGAACCTGACGTGTTCGACATGCAGCACCGTGACTGGCAGGACGAGTTCTAACCGAAAGGAAACTATGAAAACAAAGATCACTGTCACTTCGACCTTCATTCTGTTTGTGGGGTGCATCGCCCTCGCTAACTGGGCATTGGAAAGGTGGGGTATTGTCGCCATTGGCTTCGGGATGATGGCCCCTGCGGGTGTCTACTTTGCTGGCGCCACCTTCGGTGTCCGTGATGCACTCCACGACGTTGGTGGTCGTGGGTTTGTCATGGCAGCCATCGTTGTCGGTGGTGGCGTGTCGCTGTGGACGGCGCCGAGTTTCGCTGTCGCCTCAACAACCGCATTTCTCATCTCCGAAGCAGCAGACCTGGCCGTGTACGACCCGTTGCGTAAGTCGTCGTGGCCTGCTGCCGTGATCTTGTCCAACATCGTTGGTTCCGTCGTTGATTCGTTGGTGTTCCTAACATTGGCGTTCGGTTGGGTCGCAGCAAAATCGGGGTGGGTGGACCTGACCATAGGAAAGGCGTATCTCGTACTCCCCAGCGTGCTTCTCGTCGGCGCTCTCCGCCGTGCTGTATCTAGCAACGCCTAGCACGCAGCGTATTCGCAACGCCATGTTGGTCGGTCGCCTTGGAATCATCCTGACACCAGAGACAGGAAACCGCACCATCGCTGGAGTCCCCTGGTGTGCCGACAACGGGTGCTACACCCTCGGTGACCGCTTCAACCCTGACAAATACAAGAGATTTCTGGATAAACAATCGACTGACGATGTTCTCTTTGCGACAGCCCCCGATGTGGTCGGGGACGCCAAAGCGACTTTGGAACGGTCAGAGTCTTGGTACGAAGAACTCACCGACCGTGGGTACACACCCGCCCTGGTTGCACAAGATGGTGTGGAAGATTTGATGGATCAGGTGCCGTGGAATCAGATCGGTGCCTGGTTCGTAGGCGGCACCACGACGTGGAAAGAATCGGAAACCGCTGCCCAATGCACGGCGGAAGCTCAACGGCGGGGGCTACACACGCACATGGGCAGGGTCAACAGTTTGCGTCGATTGCGAATCGCTGCGGCGAGTGGCTATGACACGGTTGACGGCAACTACTTGGCATTTGGACCTGATAAGAACCTGCCGAAACTGTTGGGGTGGATGAGTTCCGTCAACTCCCAAATGGCCTTGACGTTCGGGGGCGACTCCTGATGGCATGGACCGCTGATGAGCCGTCCCCTAAGCGTGACCGTGTGATCGACGGTCAGGTTGAGTTGATTCGTTTGCAGACTGCGTGGCGGGAACTGGTCCGCTGGGCGAAGCTGCACCCTGACGGCACCGCCGCTGATGGCATCACTCGACTGTTGAAATCGGGTCAGCACGGTCAATGCACGGAGCGTGCCCTGGGGTTCTTCTACGCCGACCCGTTGAAGTGACCGCCGTTCAACAGTTCGCGCAGCTACACCGTGGCGGACGGATCGCATTGTCGGCACCCGACAGCGGAGAGTTCCGCCCCGCCAAAACCCCCGACGGTGACCCGCTGGCCGCAGACGGCCCCGACTACCACCGCGCTATCGCTGTCCACCTACACGGCGCCCAACCTATTGGCGTGTACCCGTTGACCCCCCGAGACACAGTGTTCTGGTGCGGAGCCGACTTTGATGTGGGCGACCACGATTCTCTGATCCATGCTGCGAACATGGCGACCGTGTTGCGACGGTTCAACATCACCGCCTGGACTGAATTGTCGCGCAGTAAAGGGGCACATACGCTGGTGTATCTGCAATCAGAGTTGCCTGCTGTCACGGCCCGCACCGCGATGCTTGCCGCCGCACAGATAGTTGACGCCGACAACCGTGAGATTTACCCGAAGCAGGTTTCAGCCCACGGCGGCTACGGCAACGGCCTAAGACTCGCCTACCCGAAACAGCGACCCCTGGGCCGACAGGTCATGGTTGATTCCGAGTTGAAACCTATTGTGTTGCGGGACTTCTGCGAACAGGCGATGGACACACGGGCCTCCGTAGACGACATGGCCGAACTGGCCGACAAGTATGTTCCACCGACCCACACGGCCCCGCTGCCCCCACCTGTCAGGGTCACCAAGTCTCGGCTCATGGACGACTACGGCGGACGAGCCAAAGAAATCTGGAACGGTGGACCGCGCCCCGACCAGGATCGTTCCTCGATGCTGGTTGCCTTTGCGGGGTCGCTGCTGCGTCAACAGTTTTCCGCTACCGACGTGGAGGTCATGGTGGCCGAGTGTGACCTGCGATGGGGGGCTAAATACACGAAGCGTCCCGATGGGGCGCAGCGGGTACGGGAGCTGGTTGCTTCGGCTGCTGCGTCGTCTGCTCAACGGTCGCTGCTGCCCGACGAGGAACCGTTCTGATGATTCTGGAACCCCCCTGCGGGCGATGCCACACCAACGTAAGCGTCCTGGTCGATCCAGAACCCCTAAGACGCTACCTGTCAAGCCACATGGCAGTTCAGGACGCCTTCCCCACCCACACCCTTGACGAACGTGAAGCAATCATCGGCCACAAGAAGGGGTGGTTCCTGTGCCCCACCTGCTGGACGGATGTCTTCGGAGAAGACGACGATGACTGACAGTTACCGCTTCACGATTCCGCTGAAGCCACGCGCAAAACCCAGACCGCGCCTCACTAAACGCGGCTACGCCTACACTCCAAAGAGCTACGCCGAATACGAAAAGCAGCTCGCCACCTACTATAAAGGCCCAAAGTTTGACGGCCCCGTATCAGTAAGTATCACGTTGCGGCCAAAAAGAATGACCGTATACATCACACCACTTGACGAACCCGACTCAACAATACGAGGTGACGCCGACAACATTTGCAAAGGAATCCTCGATGCCCTGAACACCATTGCTTATGACGATGACAAACAAGTTCAGAAACTTTCTGTCCGCAAAAAATAGGGGGGCGCCTTGAAAGGGGCGCCATGACACAGTTCCACCAGACATCGTGGGCGCAACGGTTCACCCAAATGGGTGACCAAGCCGAAGCAGTCTACGAAGAAGTGTACGGGGAAGAATCCGAACGATTCGGATTCAACCGCCCCTGTTTTCCAATCATCAACCTGCCATCCGCGTTGCGGTACGCACCTGATTACATCCACGGCCAAGCACCCGCAAGGTTCGTGGAAGTCCAGGGGTTCTCCAAATCTTTGAAAGTAAAGGTAGAGAAACTTATGGGTTTAGGGTATTGGCAAACCCTGTTACCTGTCGATCTGTTCTTTTATTCATCCGACCGCGACGACCATTGCGAGATTTCTTTACAAGGCTTCCTGAAGCTGGCGGGGGAACACGCCACCAAGGGAACATACGAGGACGGTTCCAAACCGTATCTGCGGTTGACCCCAGGTGTTCTCCCCTGGGGTTCAGACCGTGCCGCCTGACCGCAATGCCGACACCCACGACCCTGAAGACTTCCAATGGCTGTCCAACAAAAGCCGTTACCCGCAACCCACCGACGAATACGAAGCCCTCATGGCGGCACCCTTCGGTGCCGAACCAGAAGTGTCGCTCGCTGAAGCGCATGAACTACGAGAAGTGCTGGCCGACGCCATCGACAAGCTGCCATCGGGGGAACGGTGGCTGTTTGAAGCTCTGTTCATCGCACGACTGTCGTTGCGGTTCTGTGCAAGAGTGTTGGACATCCCGAAGACAACGCTGGCCCGCCGCCGCGACGCCCTGCTGGCCTATCTGCGGGCCGATCTGGAAAACAGTCCGCTGATACAGGAAAGGTTGAGAAAGTGACAGTCCCGCTGGGAGACTTGGAGTATTGGGAAGACGGCGCCCACTGGGCGTTGGTATCCCTGCACGGCCTGGGGGTCATCACCGCCACCCTGGAAACGCTGATCGAAGAACAACGGGTTCGTTTCCCCGACCCGCCCGATCACGAATGGTATGCAGACGTTTACGCCGCCACCCAGGACCGTGCCAGACCTCGCATCACCAACGACGACCTGTTGCAACTGTTGACGTTGAAGCAGTCATGGTACGGGCCGCACAACATTCTGTCGTTCGGCGCCGCAGGAATCGTCGTCCGCATCTCTGACAAGATTGAACGCCTGAAGAACCTGGAACGGTTACACGTCGATCCTGAGGAAGAAACTTTGCGCGACACCCTGATGGATCTGTGCGGCTACTGCGTTCTCGGGGTGATGGTCGAACATAACCTCATGGAACTGCCGCTGGTCAGCTGAGAGGGTTCTCTGCTGCCGCACTCAGCATCGTCATCAGGTTGGCGATCCAACCCATGATCCACTCGGCGGCAAACTCGTTGTGTTCCTCATGGGCTTCTTCCCATGCGGACAACACCTTGGCTAACTCGTCAACGGGTAACGCCAACAGCAACCCCAGGTTGCCGCCATCCACCCATTTGGCGTGCGTGCCGTCGGCGTACTCAAACTGGCCGCTGGACTTACGAAACTCGGTAGCGACCCACGCCTCTACCTCGTCGCCCTGGGCGTCAATGAACTGCGCCCACAGCTTCTCGACATCCAGCGACACAACCTACGAGCCGACCCTCGCAACAGCATACGTTTTCACGACGCTCAAAGCGGCGGCGATTCCAGCGATTATTGCAACCTTGGCGGTTGCCAGATCGGCAATAACGAAAACACTTAGAAAGCCCTGGGCGAAAGTCCACCCAGCGCGCGAAATCATGTCGTTCATTATCTTTTCCCCTTCCCTGCTTTTTGCAGGGCGATAGCGACAGCCTGCTTACGAGGCTTCCCCTCTGCGATCAGTGTTGAAACATTCGCGGCGATAGCCGCAGACGACGACCCGCCCTTCAAGGGCACGTCAATCGTTTTCGTCAAACTTGGCGCGCATCCCGTTACCCATCCGTGAGATGGCGCCTTCGGTCAGCGTGCCCAGGTTCTCGGTTGGGCGCTTTACCGTGTCAACAAGGATACGGCCAGTCTCAACCAGCTTCGGAGTTGAACCATCCTTGTGCATGGCCCCTACTTCCCGAACGGGCGCCCACCCGAATTTTGGTTACCGAGTGGGGTGGAGCGCAGATAGGCAGCGTTGCGCTTCGCACGCTGCGAGTCATCCCACTGGTTCTCGCTGCTGGTCGAGTTGAAAAGCTGATCGTCCTGAGAACCGAAAGTGTCCTCAAACGACTTACCGATGTTCTTACCGCGAGCCATGTGCATGACCTCCTAATAGCAAGATCCGCTGTCCCACCCGCATGTTCCTAGGAGGGAAACAACGAGTCCCATGTTCCGATACCGACAATGCCGTTACGGGGCAGAAACTGGGTGGCCTGATACGACAACACGGCACGTTTCGTCCGCCTGCCGTACTTGCCGTCCACTTTCCCTGCCTGGAATCCCTTGGCGTTCAAAGCGTTCTGCACAACCATGACCGCATACTGGTTGTTTCTACGCCAACGCCTCAACGGTGCCGCTCTCACAGCCTCTCTAAGCCCCCGCAGGAACTCCATCAACGATTCCCACTGGTTGGTTGTCGCGGGGCGCGTAGACGCGCTGGAAACAGGTTTAGAAAGCAACTCTGGCACCTCACCGCGTACCCATTCGCGCAGCTCTGAGCCAGGACAATCAGTGGCCTTGAAATCTGAATGAACCTTGATCCACAGATCCCGCCCATACTTGGCATGAATCGCATCAAACACCGTCACCAACGCAGCCTTCGCACTCTCAGGCAACTGGTGATTGCTGTCACCCAGATAGGCGACAGCGACCGACTTGTCGTTCCAGTTTTTTGTCGCACCACCCTGGTTCCAGCCACGGCCCTCCCAGATGCGGCCATCAGCCGACACCAACCAATTGTAAGCCAACCCCCCAGCCCAACCCCGCGTGTGCTTGTGGTGACGGTCATGGGCACCGATCATGTGCCCAGGTTCAATCGCACTTCCTGTCGTGTGATGCACGACAATGCCCTTGACCTTGCTGTCTTTCAGTGGACGCAACTGGGAGCGGGGCACGATGGCATCCCACGTTTCACGGGTTACAAACCTCACGCTATTAGCGCGCCAGTGTCCCGTTACACCTCACGCGATTCGATGTCAGCCATATCCTCAATATCTTTAGCCACCTGACGCTGCAACCTGTACCACTGGTTCAACTTCTCCCGAGGATCATTAGTCCGCAAACCAGTACCCGTCATCGTAGAAATCCAAGTAGACAACAACCTGCGCTGCTTCGATTCCTCATTCGGAAACAACCTACGCAACCGTCCAAACAACGGCGTGAACTGATCCATGATGTAAATGTCACGGTCCCGCATCTTATATTCGCCACGCTTGTTCTTCTTCGCCTTACCCAACGATTCCAGAATGGGCATCAACCCAGGGATCATCCCGTAACTAGCAGGAACCTGCTGATACCTGCCGCTAAACGGAATGTCAGCAAACACCCGCTTACCCGACCAAATCTCGACAGGCAGCTTGACAAACGGAATCATGCCCTCAGCGACCGTCCGCATAGGCGACGTAGGTTCCTTCAAATAGCGGGCCAAATCCTTGAACGGCAAATCAGGCAACGCATACACCCGCGACCCCTGAAACTTGAACGGCATCCTGATACCCAACGACTCACCGAAATAGTCAGGCACCAACCCCTCCTCCTCAGAGGTCAACTCCAGTTCGCCTTTCAACTGCTGCAACCTGCCCCACGCCTTCGGGTTCTTCCCAAACGACTCAACCAGGACAGGCAGCACACTCTTGCTCCACTTCATAAAGGGCACGACGAGCTTGATGCGGGTTTCCGCGTTCGTCAACTCCGAATAATCGAAATGGAACTTGCGGACCAGATCCCACGCCTCATCAATCGACTTGCCCTTGTTTGCCAAAGCATCAAACGCCAACGCGCCACGCAACACGAACTCCATCTTCTCGTTCGCATGACGGACACCACGGGCAGGACGGAACTGCACCGAGAACGGCGACCAAGTACCACCCTGACCCAACTCGGCGGACGCATCAGCAACCTCCGACCAAGCCTGACCCCCCCTGGCAATACCCGAATCGGCCATATCGTGAAACACCGACCATTCGCGGGCTGATACTCGACGCCCCACCCCGAACACGTTGTCCAACTGTGTTGACTTCTTGGCGTCACGCAGAATGCGGGCACCCGCCACCATGTCACCGTTGCCTAAGCGGTTCGCCATGACAGCCATCGCAGCAACCTTGGAGTGCATCCCCATCTCCACGCCAGCGAGCTGAGTGTTGATCCACACACCACCCTGACCGTTACGCAACACAAACCCTGGAGTCATAACCGCTTGCGACTTCCACCAGTTGACAAACTGGCCGTACTTCGTCAGGAACTCACCCATCTCCCTCGGGTCGTTGACCTTCGCAGCGGCCTGCAAAGCGTTCTGGAACAGTTCACCCATCTCGCCAGCGTTGACCGCCGAATACCCCTGGAACCATGAACCTGACAGTTGGTTGGACAGCCCCTCGTTGTATGCCTCTTGGAACCCCAGCAGGTTTCGTTTGTCGTTCAGCATTTTGACGGCATCCAACTGTGAGTCGGCAGCAGAAATGTTGCGACCCAAACCGCTCTGGGCTTTACGCGCATCAGCAATGTCAAGTTGAAGGCTGGCGGTCACATCCCTGATGCGCTGCAAGAACTCCTGCTGCCGTGTCCATGCCTGAACATTCGTTGCCACGTCAGCGGCAGCAACCTGGGCTTCGCGTGCCAAACCAGCCTGTAGGTCTGCGAGCTGTTGCTGCTGCACACCGATACTGTCGCGGACCACCAACAACTGTTCGCTGGCGATACCGACCTGTTCTTCCAGTGTGCGGCCCGCAGGGATAGCCCCGATACCCGAGTCGATTTCGTCAATGACCTGAGCGGCTTCAGCGGTGACCCGTGCCGCAGCACGCTCAACGAACGCTGCGTCTGCTTCGTGCGTGATGATGGACGCACCTAGGGCGTTGTCGATTTCGTCGGCTTCGGTGTAAATCTGTTCCCATTCGGCAACAGATTTCATTGCCTTTGACATGGGTGCCGCAGCGGGTGGCGGGGTGACAGTAGGGATGCCAACCTCGCTAGGAAGCGACATCCCGTATTCGGAGGGCTTGACAACCGTTACTGGCACATCCGTATGGCCCAAACGTCTAGCGGCAGCGAGGCGATGGTTCCCATTCACAACAGTCATCGCACCCGTAGTGGCATTGACTTCTACCACTATGGGTTCAAGAATCCCAGACTTTCTGATGTCTTCCGTAAGCAGGTCCGTACCATCGCCAGCACGGCTTCCCGCTGGGCGGTCAAACCCTGCTTCCTTGATGTCGTCAAAGAACTCGATGGGCACAAGCTCCGCTTCGGGATAATCCGCCGACCATGTTCCCCTAGCCGCCCCAGGGGACGGTGGCACCTCACGCACACCCTCCAACGTATCCTTCAACCGTTGCGCCGCAACCACCGTTTCATCATCCAAAGCACCCGCCGCAGCCCCCGCATTGAACGCAGACAACGCATCCTCAATCTGAGCGATACCCGAATCCAACGCCGCGAACATTTCAGGATCAGCAGGACGACCAGCAGCCTCCAACGAAGCCCGCATCCCGTCACGCAACCGCTTCAACTTTTCTAAACGGAAACCAATCTCGTTGGCCTGCTCCGCATACCCCATCAACTTGTTCACCCAGTTGGTATCCGTCACGCCGCGCAGCGGTTCACCAAACTCGGAACTCCTGATGTTGCGTGCATACGACTTACCCAGCTCAACCAAATCGTGAACAATCTCACCGAACTCCATTTCATAGATTTCAATAGCATCACCGATACGGTTCGCGTCCGCCCGCTGCTCCCTGCTGCCACCCCGAGTGGCGTTGTAACGGCGACGATTAGCGACACGGGCCGCCCGACCCGCCTTATTGCGGGCACTACGGGTCTTCCCCTGCAACTTGACCGACGACGACAAACGATCCGCCAACTCGGTGCGAATCCCGCCCTCCACATCCGTCTTGACAACCACCCCGTAATCTTCCAACTCGGCCAGCAACCGACCAACCCGAGCCTGCTTGGACATCTGACTGATGTACCGCTGAACAACCTTCACGAAATCGTTGGAAAACAGTTCCGTGTATTCGTCACCCATCTTCAACACATCACGGGCAATCCTGTCCATCTGATCGCGCACCGACAGAGCCGTCGCATCCTCTAATGCCTGACCCATGAACGTCTTGGAATACAACTTGGCGGCACCCTCACGACCCAACTGCGCCTCATACACCGCATACTGCGAAGGCGTCACATAACTGCGACGCTCCATCGAGTTGCCGAACACCGCCCCAGGTGCCCACTCCCTGTTCGTGTTGACCAAAGCGGCACCCTCATCGGACAGATACCGCGCCGCATACAAGTCACCGACCATCGGAGCAAGCTTCTCGCCACCAACAACCTCATTGAACGAAAGACGCGCATCATTCCAGAAACCCAACAGGCTGTCGTGAAACTCCTGCCCAGCGTTCACAATCGAAGGCGGCATCTCAGGGCTACCCCACGGCCTGTCAGAAGCCCGCAACAAATCACCCTCATCGACACCCAGACGCTTCGCCTCCTCCAAAATCTGACGGGCATCCTGCGTCAACCGTGTATCCATCGTCCGCCCAGCAATCTCAGCCAGATTCGCAGACTTCTCAATGTAAATACCCGCCATCACCACATCAGGATCATCAGACATCTTCATCTTGCGAATCGGCTGCCGATAGTTCAACGCCTCATCCACCGAGTTCACAATGTTGCGTTGCGTCGCATACCGAAACGCCCGACCAGGAGCCATAGCCACAGCACCCACCAGTGGCGTAGACCACGGCAAACGGATACGAGACTCGACAGGCATACGCGACGCCACCGAAGCGGCACGCTGAATCAACGCACGATTCGCCTCAGGAACCGACGCCAAGATCGCGTCAATAGAATCGTCGCCACGACGCATCGCCCTCATCGCGTTGACAATCAGCCCCTCATTGTCCGCCAGGAACCTTTCAGGAGCTTCCAACAACGGTTCCGACAACTGACGGACACGGCGAGGATCCGTCCAAGCGCGTGCAGCACCACCCGTCAACACATCCAACGGACGCTCAATGATCTGACGGCTCAAACGGCCCGTCCCAGGCACCGTCAACCGTGCCCCAGAAGAAATACCAATATCGTCCAAAGCCTTGCCAGCCGACAAAACGCTGCGGCTCTTAGCAACCCTGGCAGCAGCATCAGTCATCCGCTTCGCCTTGACCGCATCACCAGCCTTATCGGCGGCATTAGCGCCAACCTTCAACGCCCTCACCACATCGTCAGCCCTCGCCAAACGAGCCGCCACACCCGCACCCGCAAAATACGTCAACGGATCCGTAGCAATATCCAACCCCAAACCCGCAATAAAATCGAACGGCCCAGGAAGATCCACCCCAGAATCACGCAACACCTCACCAAACAGGTGATTATCTGACGTTTGCTGCCACCAATCCCGAGGTGAGAACCCCTCACCCTGGAACACATCCACAATCTCCTGAGCGGTGGACGCAATCGCCGCACGCGGCGTGTCAATAATGTCGATGATGTCCCCGAGCGGACCCAGGAAGTTGATGTCTCCGCTGGGTTCCTTCGGCTCAAACTGTGGGGTCAGAACCTGAGCTGACCGCGCTACAGGACTGGCAGACCCACCCGAGATCGCATCAAGGATCTGTTGACGGGTCGCCACATCAAGATCCAGCCTGAATGAAAGAAGACCCAGCCATATCAATGATCTGTTTGATCTGATCCAAAGTCATTACGACACCAGGGCCAAGACCCCACTGGGCAAGATCAGGGAACTGGGCAGCCAAACCGCCCGTATCCATCTGCATTTCAGAATCCTGGTTCGTATCAAACATGAGATCAGCGAACTGGTCGCCAAACCCTGCACCCATCAAAGCCTGAATGGTCGCAGCGTCCATCGGGTAGCCCGCCATCTGAGAGAACATGGGGGCAAGGTTCTGATACGGAGCCGCCGCCTGTGCGCCCTGGACCTCAGCGGCCAAAGCCGCCTCCGCAATCGACTGCAACTGCGCCATCTCATCTTCATCAATCTTGGCCCGAGCAGCCCACAACGCATCAGCCAAATCCAAACCAGCCTGATCGTAAGTGGACCCCAAATCCATGCTGCGCCCCACCGCCTCATCGGCAGCGATCTGACCCAACCGATCCGTCAACGTCTGCTGACGACCCGACTGGCGACCCAACGCCCCCGCACCACGCAGATCGGCAGCCTCCAAACGGCCAAACCCTGCGATACCAAGATCAGCCATACGGCCCTCAGCGTCAGTAACCCGCGTTGCCCAATCGGCAATCGCATCCTCGCCACGCTTGGCGATCTTGCCCGCCACCCGTTCCTCTTGTTCGACCCGTGCCGCCTCCAACTCCTTCAACCGTGCAAACGCATCAGCCTCATCGCTGCGTAACCGCTCCAAACGGGCCACCTCGGAACGATCCAACGAACCCCGACGGCTGGCGCTCAGATCGGTTACACCCTTCTCTTTCAGGGCGACGAGTTGGGCGACCAGTTCAGCCACCGACGGGCCAGCAGCCACAGGTGCAGCAACCTCGGCGGGAGCGGTGCGAGCAATAACGTCCGCCATGCTTTCATCTATGAACCCTGGACCGCTGGTGAACTCATCAGCCCACACCTGTTCCTGGGGTGTGAACGGCACCCAGCTTTGGCTTGCTTCGTCCCATCGGGTGTCCTGTGCCATCAGGTCACGCCAATCCTGATCCGCCTCAGGAGTCTCAAATAGCCATCCTGCGGTTTCAGCCAAAGTGCCCAACGGATTGGCGACACGTTCCGCTTGCTGAAGGCCGAAGCCAAGGATGTCGCTGAGTTTCCCCGCTAACTGCCCACCCGTCGTTTCGGGCATCGGCTCAAAATCAAAGAGGTATTCCGAAGGTTTCGGCATAGAGGTGGCGGCATCCCAAACTTTGCCGCCCGTCGCATCCCAAGCATCGCCATACCAAGCCATTATCTAACCCCCTGCGGACGATACTGATACCCCCCAGAAGCCATCACAGGCCCAGCACCAGCACCAACGGGATTATCCAAATCAGCCAACGCATCAACCAACGATTGGACACGCCCCTGCAAACCCGACAAACCACCCAACGCATAATCGCTTTCAGCACCCCACTCAGTCATCGCCAAACGATTCGCCGCACTATCAATAAGCCGCCTCTGACGGTTCCCTTCCTCCAACTGGCGGTCAGCCAGCATGTCGCCGCCACGCCGATACAAACCACTGTCCAACATCCCTCGACTGTTGAACCGTCCAGGCAACGCCCGCCACAGGGCGTCATACTTCAACCCCATGTCATACAACTGGTCTTCGCTCATCTGATCCAGTTCGCCTTCAGCGAACCCCAGATAAGCCAACTTTCGCTTCAGCTCCGCAGCATCACCACCAACACCGCTAAACGGGCTTACCGTCCCCTCATCAGGTCGAATGATTGGTGCAGGTGCACCAGGACCAGCACCGCCTACGGGGGCAGGGGGCGTGTACGCGCCACCATCACCGCCAGCAGGTGGCACATAGGTGTCGCCACCGCCACCACCAGGGGGCGTGTAACCCTCAGGTGGCTTAGACCCAGGCCCAAGACCACCACCAGGGATCACTTCAAACCCTCCTGGCACCCTTCCCGTCCCAGGCTCACCTGAACCCCAGATAGGATCGGGTGCGGGTGGGGGCTTGGACCCTGGACCCAATCCACCGCCTGGGATTACTTCAAAGCCTCCTGGTACCCGTCCTGTTCCTGGTTCACCAGAACCAAAGAGTCCAGGCGGGGGTTTAGATCCAGGCCCAAGACCACCGCCTGGGATTACTTCAAAGCCGCCAGGGGTTCGCCCCATCCCAGGCATACCAGAAAGCAAATCGCCTGGATCAAATGAACGCACCGAACCTGGACCCAGACCGCCGCCAGGAACAACCTCCAACCCGCCAGGGACACGCCCCGTGCCAGGGGCACCAGAACCAAAATCGGGAATAAGGTTATCGGGGACCACAGACCCAGG